CCGGTGATCGTCCGGCACGCGACCGCGCCGACACCATCGAGGTTGATGGTGGTCGCACCGGTGTTGGCCGCCGTCGCCCGAAACCGCACCTGCGTCCCGGTCGGCACAGACGATGCACCAGCCGGCAGAGCGCCGGTCAGCGTGACGGCGTTTGCCGTGCCGCCATAGGTGACGAACATGCGCCCGAGCAAAGGCAGATCGGTGTTGAACTCGTCAACGAAATCCGGGAACCACGCGAGAAACGCATCCATGCGCGCGCTGAAGGTCGAGGGGTTGGTCCGGCTGGGAACATCAGGCGGCGGCGTGATGGGCATAGGTCACCTTTCAGATGAGGCTTTCGACTTCGAGCGATCCGAAGCTGACGTTGCTGGTCAGAGGGACGCTGAAATCCTTGTAGAAACCGGGGATGGTCACCCCGTATTGGTCGGCGCCATCGCCGCCACTGAACACGGCCACCCGTGCCCGGATGCGGGACATGATCCGCTGGATGCGGCGGGCATCGGACGTGTCGAAGGCAAAGCGGTAATCCACCGTCCGGGTGAAGCCACGCTCCACGATCTGCATCGCGCCCCAGGCATCGCGTTCCTTGACCGAATAGTCCTGCAACCCGATGGCCGTATCGACCAGCGTCTTGCCGATGTAATGGTCATCCCCGATCAGGATCTCGCCGACCTTGGTCGTGCCGGTGGACGAAACCGTCACCTCCAGATCGCAGCCGCTGTAGATCGGCAGTGACCGCACCATCAGGTCGGTGGAAAAGGTGAAGGGCGCAAAGCAGTAGGTCCAGCCGTCATGCACCTCTTCGCTGGAAATCAGCGGATAGGTCTCATCGTGGATCACGCCCTCGACGGGGTCGGTTACCTTCAACTGGACCTCGGCCGCGTCGAGCCCGAAGATCGCCACGCAATCAGCTGTCTTCGAGAAGCTCAGGGTGTAGACGATGTCGCCCGCCTGCATCACGGGGTCAGACAACCCGCCATCGAAGGCCTTCCAGCGATTGGTGGCACTTACATTGAGCCACCATGTGCTGGTCGTGTCGGTCAGCGGATCGTGGTTGGTGTTTCCGGCCTGCACGCTCTCATAGACGCGGTGATTGCGGATCACCCGGTCAGCCAAGGCATAGGTTGTGGCTGACGACCACGCGGCATGGTCGGTTTCCGGGACGTTGGACGAGACCATGTTGGCCTCGGCCACCGTCACAGGTTCCATGATGTTCACGGGGTCACCTCTTGCGTCGGGACTGCGGTCTGGTTCCATTGCTGGAGGATGCGCTGCATCTTGCGGGTGTTGTCGGCGATCGCGAGGCCGAGCTGGCGCTGCTCTTCCCGCATCTGCGCCAGTTCCTCGCGCATGGCCCGGAACTCACGCATGAGCCCGGTCATGTCGAAGATGTTGCGGGTCTGGCTGGCACTGTAAATCCGCGACGGGCCGGTCGCTTCCAGCTCAGGCCCCTCCTCGCCCACCAGGCGCAGGCCCCCGGCGTGATAGCCACCCTCGGCGAACTTCTTGACCTTCTTCTTGACCTTCTCGACCTCAAGCGCACCGGGGATTTCCGAGAGCGGGGTGCCACCCTTGGATGCCCGCATGATGTCTTCGACTGTGATGTTCGGGTTGTTGTAGATCTTCTGCCAGAAGCCGAGCAGCCCTTCAGCCCATTGCGGCTCGGGGCCTGCGGTATTGCGAGGACCGCGCAGCCGATCGAGATAGGCCTGTTCCTTTGATCCGGTCGGATCGTAGACCGTGCCCTTCAGCAGATCGCCGCCGTCGAAGTTCACCAGCCGCTTGCGCAGCTGATTGGCGGTCAGGCCCTCGGCATCGATCCCGGCGATGCGCGCCATCCGGGACAAATCCTTGTCATCGACAAAGACGTTGCCCTTCTTGTTCTTCGTCAGGTTGCCGACCAGCGTGTTCAGCTTGGTGACCGAGGCCTCATGCTTCTGGCGCGCGGTTTCCGCAAGGATGGCATCGCGCAGATCGTCCAGCGCCGTGCGAAGGCTCTGCATCTGGCCCTTGGGCAGCAGCGAGGTGGCGCCCTCGAACCCGGCCACGTTGACGCGCAGGATCTTGCGATCAAGATCGCCCAGCTGGGTGCGCAGCAGGTCCAGCTGCTCGGCACTGATCGTCTTGCCCGCATCCATAAGCGCCTGCAGCCGCTCGATCAGCGCGAGTTGCCGCCCCTGAATGGTCGCGATGCGATCCAGCTTGTCGGCCTGCGTCTCGGTCTTGTTCGCGAAGAGGCCGAGAGACGCCGCCACACGGGCCTGCGCCCTGGCTGCCTCAAGGCGCGTGCCGGCCGTCGCATTGACGCTGTCCAGATAATTGCCAGCCGCACCGGTCAGGTTCCCGGCGGCCGTCAGATCACCCGCCCGCGCCGAGGCAAGCGTCGTCATCCATTTCATCTGGTTGTAGGACCGCGCCTGCATCGGCGAGATCAGCGCCGAGGCGGTGCCGCGCAGCTTGTCCAGATAGTCGCGGATGCCGTCACCGGCTTTGCGCCATTCCCCTGCAGCCGTCTGGTTGGCCTGAATCGCCGCCGTGAGGCCGGTCGCGATCTTGTCCATGATGGTGACCACCCTGCCCTGCAGCCGCTCCATCTCGCGCGTCAAGTTCGACACGGTCGGCAGGATCTGGTCCATGGCGCCCGACAGGCCGATCAGCGTGGCATAGAGCTTGTGCGAACTCTTGTCAGAGAGGTCGAGGCTTTCGATCAGGGCGCGGTATTGCTCACGGGTCCGGGGCATCGACACGCCCATCTTGCGCAGTTCCTGCGCCGTCTGACGGGTCAGCGTGCGGATACGCTCGCCATCGGTGTAGAAGGTCTGCCAATAAGCCTGCACCGCCGTGCCCATGGATTCGGCCCCACCGAACGCCTTGGCAAGGTTCGAGGCCACGTCACCGCCGCGCAGACCGACCATCTCGAAGGTGTGGCCGAGCAAAAGCGCAACCTGGCGCACCGCGGTCAGGCTGGAGGAAAGCCGGGTCAGTGTATCAAGGGCGGTTTCACCCGCCTCGGTATAGCGCGTGGTCCCGAGGATCAGCTCGGCCATGCCGGAACCGGCCTTTGCCATTTCATCCCGCAGCGCCTGCAGGGCCTGTTCCTCGGTCATGTCCTTGGTGCTGATCTTGAACTCGTAGGCGAAGCCCTTGATCGCATCGGTCCCGAGGTCGAGCACGCCAGCCATGCCCTTCACCGATCTGCGCAGATCGCCATAGGCCGCGCCGATGGTGGGCTGCACCACCGGGTCAAGCGCCTCGTATGAGGTCTTGTCCGAGCGCAGCAGGCCGCCCTTGTAATACTTGTAGGACGATCCCGAGAAGCCCGAGCCGCTGAAAACGCCGCTGAGCCCGGTGTCCTTCAGCTCGCGACCGAACAGCTTCTTGCCAAGCGATACCACCATGCCGATGCCACCGATGATCGCGCCCACCGTGCCCATCATCGACCCGAGACTGCCGAGCGAGCCCATGATCCCGCTGGCCGCACCTGCGGTTCCGGCGGCACCCGCCGCCTGACCGCCCATCCCGAGCCAACCGCCGATCGTGCCCAGAAGGCCCTTGCCGCTGCCAAGGCCTGTCATCAGCCAGCCATCCTTGGCGAAGAGGCCGCCGAGGTTGCCCAGCGTGCCACCGGCGCCAGCGGTGCCACCGGCAACACCGGCCGCACCCGGAACCCCTGCCGCCGCAACTTCCGGTTTGATCCATAGCATGATCTGCTGTTTCGCGGCATCGGCAATCATCTGCTTCAGGACGCCCTTGAACAGATCGCCAAGCCCTTCGATGTCCTTGCCGCCCGACACCACGAAATCCGCCCAGGCGTTTGACAGGTCACCGACCATCGGGATGCTGTCGGCGAGATCGACGTTCAGCTTCTTGATGGCCTTGGCCATGTCCTCTTTGGACAGGCGACCTTGAAGCTGCAGCAGCTCCGACATTTCGCGCTGGTAGCGGTTCATGGGATCGATGGTGTCGAGCCACTTCTGCGCTTCCTTGTCGAGTGAAGCCGACAGTTTCTCGCTTTCCTTGGCTGCAGAACTCTTGCCGCCACTTCCCGCCTTTGCCGCGCGCTCCGTCTCCGTCCTCACCTTGATGGCTGACTGCAGCTCCTGCTCGGCGTAAATTACGGCCTCCCTAGCGGCGAAGTTCTTCCTGACGCTCTCTTCGACCAGAATGGCAGACATGCCAGCATTTGCCATGGCGCTGCGGTATGCGGCTTTGTCCAGATCCAGCGCCTTGACCTTGCCCGCAATCACTTCGCTCTGACCGCCCTTCACAGCAGCGATCTGCGCATTGATGACCGCGAGCTGGCGCTCGGCCTCTTTCGCCCCGGACACCGCGGCGGCGCCGAGTTGCGCCGCAAGCTGCATCGCCATTGCCGCCGCATAACCGATCGACGCGGCGAGTTGATCAAACTCCGACGACATGGCCGTGCCAAGGCCGACCGAACTGTTCAGGATCGCATTCATCCGCCCGGCGGCGACACCAGTTTCCGCTGCAGAACGTGCCGCTTCGACCAGTTCTGGCGGAATCTTGGCTCCGGCGGCGTGGGCAGAAAGAAGCGTTTGCGCCAAGTTTTTCGCGGCAGTCGCCGCCTGCTCGGGACCGGCCGCCATCGAGAGATCAGACAGCGCGTTAGTCACCTGTCGCGCCTGACCCAGTGTCAAACCGTACTCATCCCCGAGCTTCTGAACCGCCTCCTGCGAGAGATAAATGGTCTCGGCGCGCAGTGCTGGCGGCAGTTCGAGCGTGGCATAGTCCCACTGGGCAATCATATCGGTGACGCCCTGCAGATCACCAGTCAGTGCCTTGATGGACGCAGAGAGATTCTGTTCAAACTTGATGCGCTCCAGAAGGGATAGCGCATCATAAAGCTCGCGACCGGTCGCGGCGCCCATGCCAAATTCCGCAAAGAGTTCAGCCGAGGTGCCGCGGGCTTTCGCAGCATACTCCTGATATGACTGCAAAGCCGAGCCGAGATCCGCGACAGTGTCAGATGTCTTCTCTGCAGCTTCGCCGATATCGAACAGCATCGGCGCAACCGCAAAGGCCACCGCTGCGAAGGTACCGATCGCAGCACCGGCCAGCGCCAGCTTCCCGCTGAACCCGAGAACACCCATCAGCTGCGGAAACTGCTGTGCGAATGCCATCATGGCGGACTGGCCCGACGCCACCTGCACCGCGAAATCCTGCACCTGGAACCCGGCATTCGTGATCGCCGGGGTGAACTTGTTCAGACCCGAAGTCGCAGCATTGGCTGCAGGTGCCACTGCCAGATAGCGCTGATTGGCCATCTGCAGGACGCGCGCAGCCTCTTTCTGCTTGATGATCCCCGCCGCCACCGCAGCCGTCAGGGTCTCTTGCGCCTGCTCATAGCGCTTGCTGCTGGCATAGAGCGGGTCGAGGGACGTGCGCAGGGCGTCATAGCTTTGCTTGGCAAGCATGGCCGACTGCGCCTGCTCGCGCTGCGCAACTTCCGCGCGCTCGGCCGCCGTCGCAATACCCAGATACTTCGACGCGGCTTGTTCCAGCACCATGTTCGCCGTGCGCTGGCTGGTGACACCGGCGTCGACATACCCAGAAATCTGCCGCTGCAGATCGGCATAGCGCTGAGAGGCGGCAAAGGCCGGATCGATCGAGGCGCGCAGTTGGTCAAAAGCTCCAGCCCACGACCGGGCAGAGGCTTTCGAGCCATCCAAAGCACGCGAAATCTGCGCGCCCATCTGCTTCGCAGCATTCGCCGCGTCACGGGTGCTACTCTCAAAGTGGGTTACATCACCCTTGATGTAGGCCGTCATCTGCGCAGAAGCGGTCATACCATACCTCGAAACATCGAATTGAATTAGGGTCCGCGCTGGCGGACCCCTTGGGCCTTGCTTTGTGGCGCCGCAACGCCAACGGTGTTCGATCAACCGAGCAGAAAGCCTGAGACGGCCTCACGGCAGCCCCGGTTATCTCCCACTTCCGGCTTGATCGGGCATGGGTTTGCGTATATACAACAACCCATGATGATCGTGTGGGACGAACCGAAGCGCCAGAGCAACCTTGCCAAACACGGCTTGGACTTTGCCGATCTGGATCTGGAGTTCTTTCTGGACTCTCTGGTTGTCCCTGCGAAGTCCGGCCGTCACATGGCCATTGGCTGCCTTGCTGACGGCACGATTGCTGTCGTGTTCGCCATACTGGGCACCGAAGGCGTTTCAGTGATCTCGATGCGCCCAGCCAGCGCCAAGGAGAGGAGCCTGATATGACCAAGAAGCACCCGACCCACGCCGAGGAAGCGCGCATTCAGGCGATGATCGCCAGCGACCCGGACGCGCCGGAAGCAACTGATGAGGATCTGGCGCAGGCGAAACCTTTTGAGGCCGTATTCCCGGCTCTGGCCGATGCGATGCGGAAGAACCTCGGCGGACGCCCGAAGGCGGAGAACCCGAAGGTTGCCGTTTCCCTGCGTCTTGACCCCGATGTGATCGCCAAGTTCAAGGAGCGCGGCCCCGGCTGGCAATCCGAGATGAACCGCGCCCTTCGCGAAGCTGCAGGGCTTTAACCCGACACGCCCTGCGCCTCGATCTCGACCGGCGGCATTGCCAGAGGATCCTCACCTGCGAGGCGCGCCTCGTGATAGCCACGACACATGTCGAACAGCACCTCGGCCTCCCATGGCTCCGATATCCGGCCGGTAAGTTCGGCGAAGGCCTGAATTTCTTGCCAGTCTGTCGCGGTGACAGACATGCCGTTGTTCCGGGTCGGGCCGAGACGGAACAATGCCTCGACCAGATATTCGCCCTCATCCAGTTCAGGCAGGCCCAGTGGTTCTTTCAACCGCTGCGCCCGCTTCAACCAGCTTTCGCCGCCACAGTCCTTTGGCACGGCATGCAGGTGACCCCACTGCCGTGCCGACAGGATCAGCTTTGCGATGCGTTTCCCAGGTAGTTCGAACGATCAGTGGCGAAATCGATCACCTGCTCGACAAAGGCTTTCTCACCCTCGCGGCCATTGATCAGCTGCAGGTTCAGAAACCAGTCAGCGTCGGCGGCGGTGGCAGCAGCTTCCCCGCGTGCGACGTTCTCGAATCCGGCGATCAGCGGTTTCGCACCATCGACCATTGCCTGATGGAGATCCTCGAGGGTCTGGGCGGTCTCGGCCTTCTTCGCACCCGACATCTTGGCATTGCGGACGGCGCGCAGAGCGGTCTGCACAGTGCGGCTTTCCGAGCCCCGGACCAGCACGATGCAGGGCTTTTCGTGCTTCTCATCTGCATAGAGCGGCTCGCCGGTGGAGGGGTGCGCCAGATGCAGGCGGCCAGCCACTTCGGCCGCAGCGCGGCTGTCGAACTTGGTAAAATCCATTTCTCTGTTCCTTGGGGTTCTGGTTCATGGTGGGCCGCCGGGGCTGAACCACGGCCTCGACGGCCCGATCACGCCCCGGACGCGGGGCGCGAAGCCGTTAAGTGCGGATCGTCGGGCTGTTCACACGAACTTCGCCGGTGAAGCCTTTGTAGTTGCTTGACGTTCTTTCGGTATCGCGCACGTTGGCAACCTTGCCGTAGAAGTAGGAAATCCGGCCATCTGGATCGACGATGCGGAACGAGACCTCATTGTTCCCGTTCGATTGCGCCTTCAGGATCGGCTGGCCGAGGTCGTCTGCGTCGGCACGGATCGTGAAGGGCACCGCACCGCCATCCTTCGCGCCGTTGACGTGTTCGATACGGCCATCGAGCAGATCGACAGTCGTATCGGCCGCCGTATCGCCCACTTCACCGAAGGACGCGATCTTGCCGATGGTGGTGTAAGTCAACGCGCCGAAGCCGGTCGAGTCGACAGTCGCGGGGACACCGACCACACAGCCGATGGTGGCCCCGATGTAGGAAATGGCGTTCGCCATGGGATTGCCCTTTCTTGGCATGCGATCAGGGTCGCCCTTGGCGACTTATGCTGATCCGGTTTTCAGGTGGGGGATGCCCGCTGTTCGGCCCGGAAAGGCCAGCCCGCAGACAGCGGCAATCAGGGTTTCTGGCGCGCAGCCTTGCTTGCAGCAGCCGGATCGGAACCGGCTTCCGCGTCTTGCGGTGCTGGCGCAGCGATCACCGGCGCCGGAGCCTCTGCAAGCTCGGGCGGCGGGTCGAGTTCTGCGACCAGATCACCGGACAGGACCAAGCCATTCACCTTGGGCCAGTTATCCGTGCAGCTGATGACCTCGTTCGAGGTCTCCAGCTGGCCCTGCGCAGGAACAACATGCCGGGTCGGCAGCACGATGTCGCGGCGCGTGGAATTGATGAGACGTGCCATGGCATGCCTCAGAAGGTAAGCAGCGCGGCCACAAGGCCGGTGCCGGTGATGCTGATGGCGCCCTCGAGATAGGCCCCGATGGTGTCGAGCGGGATGGCGCGGACGCCACCGGCCGGAATGGAGCCGACACTGTAGCCCGCCGAAAGATCGACGTTTCCGACGCCCGGAACGGCCTTCGACGTCGCCCCGGCGCCATCGATGACCGAGGAAACTGCACCGGCGGTCGGGTTGCGCAGGATCAGGATCTCGCCGTTACCCGGCGCATAGACAAAGTCGTTCGAGGCGCCGAGCGTGGTCTCGGTCACGGTGCGCTGGCCGGGGCCACGCATCTGGGTCTTCACGATGGTCGCCATGGGATGTCCTCATTGGCAGGGTTTCGGGGGAAGCGTCCGGCCGCAATGGGCAGCCGGGCACGGGTATCAGGCGAGCGTGCCGTCGAGATCGCGGAACCAGGTCACGCGGAAATCCACCACGACCGTGCCGACGCGTTGCTCGCCCTCGCCATTCAGCGTGACGGTCATGTTTTCCGGCAGGCAGCGGAATTCGGCATTGAAGAACGCTGCCACGATGCATTTCTCGATCGCGTCAGCGTCCTCATCGAGGATGTCTTCCAGATCATCCCCGCCGAGGCGCTTCACGACGACCTGCAGCAGCGTCGAGCGCTCCATCACGCCCATGCTGTCCATCGCCGCCCGCTCTTGCGGCGTGACGACGCCGATCACCGGCAGGATCTCGGCTGGAATACCGGATGCCCAAGCTGAAAGCTGCGTCAGCTCACCCATTCGCGGGTCAGACGTCAGCGCCTGTCGCGCAAGGGCACGGAATGCGGGTCGCTGGCTCAATCGAAGATCCTCTCAAGCTCGCAGATCAGGAAGGCATCCTCGGCGGGCGATCCTGACGGGTCATGATTCAGAACGGCGTAGATCTTGCCGTTCCCCGGTTCGATCCGGTCTCCCTTGGCGATTTCCGACACCAGATTGCGCTGCACGCGCCATGTTGGGGCAACAATCAGGACGGGGTGGCCGTCCTGATCGATCGCTTCGGTCGGCGCCTCGCGGAACACGCCCGGAATACGCCGTGCCGCGCCAACCTTCGGCACATAGAGGATATCCGGCTGGCCGAAGGTCTCGGCCAGCATCTTCGACATGCCGTCGAAGAGCCCGCTCACAGCGTGAACGCGCTCGACAGGCGGATGATGCCGGTCGTGTCGGCACTTCCGGCAGCGACCGTCGCCACACCCACCAACTTGTTGGTCGAGGCGGTGGTGGTCAGGTTCTTGGCGGTGTCATCCCAGTAGAGACGCGCGCCGACCGTCCAGGCCGCGCCGGTGGCCTTGGCCATCCGGTAGACGCCCTCCAGCGCCAGCTCGACATCCGCGCCGCTCAGCGCGTCATGCCCAGCCACGCCGAACAGCGAGCCCACCAGCACACCCTGACCCGAGGTCACGTTGGCCGGTGCAGGGACCGAGACCTGATGTCCCGGTTGAACGAAGGTATCCATGATCCGATCCTTTCCGATGATCTGAAACGACGAAGGGCGGCCCAAGCCGCCCTTTCGTCACGAGGAGATGTCAGACGCCTCAGGCGCCGGCGTTCTTGAAGCCGCCGCGATAGTCGATCGCGCCGCAACCGAAGTCATGCTCCAGCGACAGGGCCGTACCCTGAACGCCGAAGGGGTCTTCCATGCGGAAACGCGGCGCGCTGTAACCGTCCAGCAGGCCCCATTCGAAGCAAGGCACGTCATCGGGCGAGGCGAAGACATACCAGGCATTGCCGGTGATCTTGGCCGTCACGACCGGCGACATGACACCCGAGAACGGGTTCACGTTGCCCGCCTGCTGCGCCTGAATCGGCGCAAGGATCTGCTGGGCCTCGGTTTCCTTGTCGGGACCGCAGAGCAGAACGGCAGCAGTGACCTCGAGATCGTTGCCGTCCAGCGACTTGCGCTTGCGCAGCGCAGCGCGGGCAATGCTCAGCGAGGCGATGCTGATCGCCGCAGCGGCTGCCGCTTTGGTGCCATCCGTGGTGTTGAACACCTGGCGGGTGGTTTCGATCAGCGTCGGGCCATCGCCACCGGCGCCGCCCAGCATCATGGCGTAGAAGGTGGCATCCTCGAACCGGGCCACGGCGTTGCCGCGATCGTTCAACACCTGCATGATGCCGTCGAGGCTGTCATTGACCAGCATCTGCCGCGACAGGTTCACCCGCACGCCATAGGCCTTGACGGCGGTCTTTTCCTTTGACTCGCCGAAGGTGCCGCCCTTGATCTCGCCAGCTTCAGGCGACACGGGCTGCAGGTTCGGGAAGTCACCCACGCGCACCGTGGTGTGGTCGCGGAAGTCCTGGTAGCTGCGCTGGCGCGCGATCCGACGATAGGTCGGCTGGGCCAGAGCATAGCGCGCGGCGAGCGAGCGGTTCAGCGCATTCTCGAAGAGGATCGGGAAGTCGCTGGTCGAATGGAACGCCATGCGCACCATTTCCTCGCGGCCCGCAAAATGCCCCGGAACACGGCGGGCTCCGAGGCGTTCGGCCGCCATATCCACGATCGCAAAGTCCATATAGGGACGCGCCACCTCGGAGGGCTGCTGGCGCGAGAGACGGGCGAAGAGTGCATCTTCCATCGCCACGCGGCGTATCTCGGTCTCGTCACGGCCGCGATCGGCAGGACGCTGCGGCGGGGTTGTGGTTTCGCGCGCGGCCATGGTGGCCATGAAACGCGATCCGGCCATATCGGCTGCGGTGCCGTCATCGATCAACGCGGTCACGTCCGCTTCGGTCAGACGACCGGCGGCCATAAAGGGCGCAGCCATCGAACGGATCGTGCTGATGCGGTTCCGCTCGGCCATGACGGGGGCTTGCGGATCGGTCGGCGCCGGGGGCTGCACCGGCGGGGTCGGGGTGATGGGGTCGGGCATTCTCTGCTCCATGGTTGCGGCCACCGGGGCCAGGGCACCGCCGGGGGCGGCAGGGTTGTGACCAGCGCCCGCAGCGCCAGTCGGGGCCTTGTCGCGCATCAGCGCGGCATAGGTGTTCATCGCGCTGCGCATCTGCAGACGCATCTCTTCGCCAATGACCGGTGCGGGTTTGGCGGCATCGCCTTCGCTGGCGACCGCATCGACGAAACCCGCCTCGATCGCGTCTTCGACGGTATAGAAGGTCTCGGCGGCCATGATCGCCAGCACGGCCTCGACGGTCTGGCCCGACCGGTCGGCGTAGACCTGGGCATAGACGCGGGCGAGCATGTCGAGGAAATCGGCCTGCGCCCGCATGCCATCGGCATTGGCGTAAAC